TGTTATTGAAGCTTTCAAATCTTGCAACATCGTCATCTTCCATATAAGGGTTGATTGATCCAGACACTTGCAGATTAGTAAATCTTGAACTAATTTTACCTGAGTTTGAGCAAGCACTTAAAAGCTCTGCTTTTGTATTCTCAATTGATAGTGAAAACTCATTATATTGAAGCTTAACACCATTTAACCAAATACAAGCGTTAAGTAGTACTGGCGGTAAAGCATCATTTGAAAAGTCTGGCGTATAAGTCGGAGTGTTAACAACTCTGTTAAGTTCTAATCCCTCAACATTAAATGTTACTGTTGCAACACTTGCAGTTGACCAGTTTTCAATATTAGCAGATACGCATCTTAAGCCGTCGATTTGTTCTTCGATCTTGCCACCTAGGTAATGTGTAGCTGATAAAGTAGGTGCATTCTCATCATGATAGTAAATTGAAGTCTTAGCAACAACAACCTCAGCACTTGGTGCGCCATTATCGAGAGCAATTGCTAAAGTGATTGAGACATTATCATCAATAGATGCAATCGGTCTAACCTCATAAGCACCAGCTTCTTTAATTAAAACAATGTCACCAACACTAAAAGCTGATGTATCAGCAAAATAAATAATTGTACTTGTATGAGTTGTATTGTCTGATGTTTGTTCTGATGTAATTTGTCTACGAGCACCTAAAAGTGACCTGTAAAGCTTATCTTCTCTCGGTGCTTCACCTTGTGAGCCATTAGCTTTAAACTCAGTAGGAATTGTTCCAGAAATCTGCTTTAGACCTAATCTCGGTGCAACACTTTCAATTGTACTTGTTAAAGTATTTCTCTCGATTTCATCTCTTGAATAGCTGAACTCCAATCCGTCTTCTAACACTTCAATGGCGGAACTTGCACCGCTCGGGCTAGAGTAATTCCCCTCTGTTGTCTCAATTTCAATAAAAAGGCTTGATTCACCTTTAACCAATCCAATTGCCATATTAAACCCCTAATCTAAATCTGACAGTATAGGTTGCTGTCATCGTTACTATGTTATTTTCATTATCAATCTCTGGCTCTGTTATGTCTATTGCGTTAATAACCAAAACCCTACTTATATTTAATTTTCTTCTATATAACTCAACTTGCAATGCCTCGTGGTCGTCTATTAGTTGAATTATTTTCTCGTCTAAATCGTTGTCATTTTCACCTTTTGACTCAAATCTATTGGATAGTAATACTTCAAACGATCTTTCCTGTGTAATAGTCTGATTAGTTCCAGAAATAGTTCCAGCTGATCCAATTCTTACTGCATAAATACTTTTACTATTAGGTCTATTATTATCAGCAAATGACCACTTATATTTTGACCTTGAATAGCTTGGAAGTATTGTGTCAATCTGTGTATTAAATGCGTCTCTAATCTCTCTTACAATCCCCATTAAAACCTCTGCAATATAGTTGCGTGTGGTCTATTTAACTCAAAACTATCTTCCTTGCCGTCATCGTCAATATCAACCGCTAGTGTTGGCATATTAAGAAATGATTCTGCTTGTGAAAAACATAACCTTGAGTCGTCAATGTACTTGTCATCGACTTGATCTGATAACCATTTAAAGATTAGTCCTAAAGTCATATATTTTGATGCAACTCTAATCTCTGAAATCTGTAATAAATCCCACTCAGTTATCTTTGTCGGATTAATTAAACCGCTTGATGCTTTTCTGATATTTTGATTATTTAAACTTTGGATTATTCTATCTCTTGCTGATTTATGAAACTTGATAAAAGAAACTTCACCGCTTGGCAAGCTATCTGTTATATCAGGGTAATCTTCTTTTAAATCTGAATCATCGCTAAATACTATATCAATGCCTCTAAAAACAATATTGCCCATGCCACCAGATGCTTTTAATTCGTACCAATAAAGTTCTTGATCATTTCTAGTAGTTTTGACAGGTAATATTGCTTCTCTATCCCAGCTAATAAACCCTGATTGAGTAAAATTTTTACTCTTATCAGTAATAGTAGTAACTGTTTCACTAGGTGCGAAGTGATTTAAAACTATTGTCTCATTTGTTACATTAGGTGTTATTATCTCAAGATAAAGGTCACTAATAGGTTTGTAATAACCAATTTCAATGGTGTCAGTTGTGCTTATTTGAGCTGTCACATTAGCATTATAACCTATAAGATCAATGCTTTTATCAACTCCATTTACATATACCTTTAACATAATCCCTCTCTATTTAACTATTTCACCAAAAACACTAATATCAGACATTCTCCAGAATAAGTAACCACTTTTCTTTGCTCATACTTAACCTCTTTATCAAGCTTTTCTTCTGGAAAAGAAACAAATTGTCCATTAGGCAATAATATTCTATTTTGTAATTTATTACTCATAATTTACTCCTATAATACTTCATGGAAATCCATGTTAATATATATCTCTTTATCAATCCCATTACTTTCTTGATATTCTATTTTCAAGTATAATCCTGCGAATAAATCTGCTGCATATTCTGAGTGATCCTTGTAGAAATCTTGTGATAGATTAACATTAAAGCCATACTGATTGATACTAGCTTTAGGTGTACCTGATAAAGTGCCCAGATCATCATCTAAAACTTTGAAACTAGCACAATCTCCTTTATCACATCCTATTATTTCAACACTATCTAATTTACATTTGGTGTATGGTACAGGTATCTCTATCTCTATCATAGTATTAGCAGATACATTATATTTGTATCCATGCTTTCTTCTGGATAACTTTCCGTCAGCTACATATTTCGATGCAAAAACTGGTCTACTCATTAAGCACCTTCTTTTGTTAAAGTTACGGCGTAAGCTTCTAATTCAACCGCTTTATTTTGACCGCCGCCGTTGCTATTTCTTTTAAATAAAAGCCTTAAACTTCTTGAAAAATTTACAGGGCTTCCGAAGTTGATACTTAAAACCCTATCGGTGTTATCGTAGCGTATCGGCAAAACATCAGCATAGCTATCGGCACTCGCAATTGATGGCAATGTTTCAATATCAATTTCCGTAACTGTTTGACCGTCAATCTCAACTAAAACACAAGCCGAAGCTTTAGAAAGTCTGAAAAATGCACTTATAAAAATTCCAAAACCTGTATAAGTGTAAATTTCATTATAACCTTGATTAAGCTCGTTAAGATTTACGGTAGTGTTATCATATTCAAACTTTAAATTTTGTCTTATTGCAGGAACCGCTAAACTCATAATGCACTTCCAAAAACTATCGCTTCAAGATAGTTAATTGATGTTAAGTTATCATTAATAGTAACTCTTACATAATCAGGTGTAGTAAATTCATTTTGATTTCTAATAATAATAGGTGAGGGAGAAACAAAAGATGCTGTAAAAGCATCCTCACTACTTGCAAAATCAATAACAAAATCCCTTGGTGATATACAAAATCTATTCCTAAAATCATCAGTAATAGTAATAGGTAAACTTGTAAAAATATTATCATTTGATTTTATCTCAAAAGTTATTCCATTTGCTAGCGCAGAATTTAAAGCTAAGAATTTTCCAAAAGAAATTCCGTTGTCTCTACCATAAATGGATATAGAATTTATTACTCTATCATTATTACTAAGTGGAATATCAAATTGTACAGGAGTGCCTGATCCATTTACTGCTAAATTAGGAGAACCACTATTAAGAAAATTTAGGTTAAACAATTCACTAAGTATTGCAGGAGCTGTTTGCGAATCAACTTTTAATCTATTGACTCCATCAGTACCTTGAACAACCGCCGCTTTAACTAATTCATCCTCGCCTGTGATTGATACTGGCATTGATGCTTGTGTATTTCTATCCAAATCTGCCATAATAAAATATGGGAGCTGTTACACTCCCACCCTATCAAACTTCTTTTCCGTTAATTAAACTGTAAAGGTCTGTTGATTGATTATCAAGGTTAGTTTTAACTAATCTAATAATTAAACCTGATGCAACTGCCTTTGGAGATTTATGAGCAAAAACAACATTAGGATTTGAAACACTATTAAATTTAACCATAACAGTATTAAAAGTTCCCGCACTTGGTGCTGTCTCAACTTGCAATTCAAACTTTGCAAGACCAGCACTTGAGCCCTCTACATTTAAAGCTCTAAACTCACTTGTTGTTGTATAGTCATGATTTGCGCTTGCATCTTTTGCTACGTTTACTGCAACGTCATAATCTTCAATCTCTGTTGCTGGGTCATCAGAAACATAAACTGGCAAAGGATTATTTTCATCAATTCTATTTCCGCTTGAGTCACTAATAGCAACGTCAACAGCAACTTTATCATCATTACCAACAACTGCCGTTGGTCTCTTGTTCATTGTAGTTTCATCAGGCGATGCGCTACGATCTGAAACGATCAAACCTTGTGAGCTTGGTCTCTTATTATTTGTAGCATCATAATCACCATTCGATTGAACGTGACCCTCTTGAGACAATAGAACTTGCTTGTCATTGCCATCAGAGTCTTTTGCATGAACTCTTACGTGTGCTTTTTTCTCTGAAATCTCTAATTGCTTATCAACTCCATTTGGGTCAACAAAGTCATGCAACTTGACTTGCACTTTCTCATCAACGTCATCTCTTGATCTGATTGGTAATTGCCCCTTATAATCTGACATCGTTATTCTCCTTGTAATTCAGTTTGTAGTTCTTTTATTCTTTCATCTTGAGCTTTTATAGACTGCTTTATTCTATCAATGTCAGTTTGACGCTCAAGAATTTTAAATTCCATTTCTTCTTTAGCGCATTTTACTTTGCTAAGCTCTAATTGTTTTCTTGCTTTATCTAATTCATTCATCGTAAATACCGCCAATTATAGTTGATTCAAAAAATTCTGCTGTCTCTCCATTATTTTCAACAAAAATTTCAACTTTGTCACCTGCGCTTAAAAGCTTTTCGACAATATTAAAATCAACATTGAAATTAGCCCACCATGAACGCTTTGCTTGTATAATTGAGCCGTTTACTTTAATTATAAACCTAGCGATATTATTGCCAGAGCAAGTGACTGCATTTAAGTCAAAGCCCTTTCCTGCTGGTACAGTAAAGCTATTTATTAATGTTTCACTATTAACAGCAACAGCATTTGCGCTGTCATAAATATTTTGCGTAACACCTTTAGTAGCAAACTCAACCATAACAGGGTTAACATTCTCTATGTTTACAGCTTGAACCACACCAGACAATAGTTCTCTGTAGCTCTGATGTTCTCGATCATGTCTACTTATAGGTAGTGTCATTTTTTCTTCTTAGTTTTATTATTCTTTATATTTTCTTTTATCTTTAATTCTTGATTTATATAATAAAAAGCATACCAATCATTTTGAGCAAACGTAATGCTAAAATAATTAAATGATGTATTGTGCCTAATGTTATTTTCTAACATTAATCTTTCTAAACCCTGTGCGTTTTCTGCTTTTAAAAAACTAGGTGATACTAAACAATTACCCTCTGTCATGCTTATCCCTTAAAAGAAAGGCAGAGCCGTAGCCCTGCCAATTATTCTTAATTACCGTCTGAAACGATTAATGCTGAAACTGTAGGACCAAGTGATTTCTCACCAAGTTGACCAGCTTTAACACCAAACTTTTGCTCAATAGCCACTCTCATAGCCTCTGGGCCATAAGAAACTTCTTTTTGCTCTCCGTATGTTGGCATTACTTGGAATGCAATATAAAGAGCTGATCTATCAAACATATGGTATCTATCAGAAGTTGTAATCCCATTGTGAATCATACAGTCAACTCCGTAAAGTCTACCGATAACACCATTAGGAATATTTGAACTTCCATACTTATCAGCGTCAACAAATTCAGTGATCCCTAGCATTACTGCCTCTTGTGCTGGCGGAGCAATGAAAAGTAAATTGTCTAAGTCAGCATCATTTTCTAAAAGTGTCTTTCTCATAGTTAAGAAATTAGACTTAGAAATGTCACCAGTAACAGAGCCTAAAGCTTGACCATTAGTTTCAAGAACACCTAACAATTGAGAATCAACGTATCTTGCGTGAGCACTTGCAGCTCTCGAAGCACACTCTAGCTCCCAATCAAGAACAGATTCAATTGCTTCAGCTGGATCAACAATATAGTTGATGTGAGCAACAAAAGATAAGTCTAACTGGTCAGCAGTTGAGCTGATAGAAGCAGCATCAGCAGGAGCACCAGCAGCTCTGTTTGTAACTGTGAACGATCCCAACTTAGGAAAGCTTACAGTCTTTGAACCCTTAACAGCAAATCTTGACACGTCTGTTGCCATAGGCGCAAGTTTAGCTTTAAATTTTAATTCTTTTTGTACTAATGCAGCAATCAAATCTTGTTTTGTTGCATCTACTTCGTTTGAAGCACCGATAATAGCGTCAGCCATAAATTAACCCCTTTTTTTGTATAATTCTCTTATTTCATCAGCAGTCATATCTGCCAATGATTTTTTCTTACCAATAGGTGTTTGAGGCGGTTTATTGAATGTTGACGGAGTGCTTGTTTTTCTCAAATATGGGTGTGCCTCTAAAACAGCATCGACATATCTTTGAACAGCATCACTTGCAACAGTCAAATTATCCTCATCCTTTCCCTCATCTAAAATATATGCAAATTCTGGGACTCTCATAAGCATATCAATACTCTGAACTTCACTTGCATACTTAGAAAAAGCACTCCTGACATTAGCTTCCATGGTCTTTTTTCTTAAACCAGAAAACTCATCAGATAGTTTCTTTGCTCTTTCTCTTTCCATTTCTAAAAGCTTTTGAGCATTGCCGTCTTTTTCAGCTTTCTCTCTTTCAAGTCTTTCTTTTTCACTCTCGATTTCTTTAGCAGTCTTTTTGTAACGCTTACTTTCTTCTAATAAACGCTTGTTAGTCTGTTCAAGTTCTTCGAGCTTCTTAGCTAAACTTTCAGCATCTAAAACTGGTTTTTGAGATTCAAGGCCTTCGCCTGTTGCCAACTGTCCTTCGACTTCTTTTGACATAACTTACTCCTTTATTGTTATTACTAAATTATAAAGCGTCAAGTTTTTAACGCTGTCTGTTTATTCTCTCTAATTGTTTTTCAAATACCTTTTTAATTATGTCCAGTAATCTATTATTAAAAGTTTCATTTTCTCTATTGCCAGTATTAGGAAGTAATCTTCTAATGACTTTCTTTTTACCAGCACCCTCTATATCGTGATACTTTGCTTTTTCATCTTTAAATTCAAATTTAACACCTCTATTTGTGATGCTTGTTTCTAATGAATCGTGCAAGTCACCTGACTGTTTTAAGTCAACTGGCGATCTTTTCTTTTTGCCGTCAACATAGCCCTTTTTAATAGCTGTCTTATAAGAGTCACTATATTTTTGATATTTTCTTTGATTACTTACTGGCGAAATGCCTTTGGATATAAAGTTTAATATTTCCTGTGGGAAAATCTTTTCAATTACTTTGTAAAATCTACTTTTAGTATTACCTAGCTGGCTTTTAATTTGTAACTTTACCCTAATTTTACCCCTCATAAGCCACCTAGAATTAAATCTAAAACACTGCGTCTTTCTATAACACTCGATGCTTGGATTTCTTCCTCTACTTCCTCAACCTCTGGCATTCTATAGCCATCTAAAAGATTATCTATTCCGTTTCTTATCTCTAATCTTAATCTCTCATCAGGATTAGGAATAAACTTTCTTACTGGAACTTTATTTTCTAAGAATTTATGTCCTTTCATTCCAGTATTATGGCCGTATGCTTTAGCAGCTTGATCTTCATCTGTTATGCCATAGATTATTTCATTGCCATCAATGCGGTAATTTAAAGCACCTAACATATCGCCCTCAAGTTCAAGATTAGGAAGCTTATCGCCGCCCTTTTCTTCATCTGCATATTCTTCATCTAATGACTTAAATCTTTTACCAGTTACAGGCGATAATCCACCGCCTACATCGTCAAGTATTGATGTAATAATATAATTACCGACTTCGTTTAAGACTTCGCCTCTAATACTACTCGGTATCCGATCCAGATTGACCTTGAATGTCGCTTCTATCTGTTTCTGATTGTAAGCCATTTAATACCCTATCCATAGATTCTTGACGTTGTTCTTTTATTCTTGCAAGCTTATCTTTTGCCTCTGCTTCACTCAAATTAGGATCGTAAATTTGAAGCTTTTCATGCTCTTCAATTAACCCTAATGAGTAAGCCTTTTCAATATTAGTAAGCTTCTCAGTATCAGTGATTAAAACCTTTGGCTTTGCATAGATAACATTAAAATCTTTACCAAATGCGTTACTGTAAATTTCATTTAGCGTATCAAAAAAGAAATATTCAACCTTAGTAAACAACTCTTGAGTTTCTTCGACATAGTCTTGAACATCAGCATTCGATAAAAGCCTGTCAAAGCCTGACGTGTAATTTTGAGTATCGGTTACGGCAGTATTGGAAGTAATGCCATACTCGTCTAAAATAGTATTCATCATTAAGACAATTGCTTCCTTATGCCCTGCTAAGTTTGGAGATGGTGAAATATATCTTGCATCTGTTACTGGATCATTTGGATTAGTTGACTGCGGTAAATTCAATACAGACATTAAGCCATGCACTACTGTATCCATCTTTTTATCTGCTGGATAACTAACAACCATTTGACCGATCTGCATATTTGCACTTGTATAATAAACACTAAGCAAAGTGTTAAGCTCAATTGAGTTAGATGAAAGCGTGTTGTTTCTAGGGTAGTTTGTAGTCCTTGGAATCTCGATAAAATTCATTACACCTAGAGGATTTACGTTGCTTGGATTATTTGGAAGTTGTACCCATTCAAGATAAGTTTTTCTATCGTCTTTATTTTTCTTTTTAGTAATAACAGCGTGCATATCTTTGGTCCAAAAAGAGTACACACGTTGATCCGCACCCTCTTCATGCTTATTAGATGCGATTAATTCATCTCTAAAATTACCCTCTTCAATCTCTTGTATTGACTCAGGTTGATAAGATAAAACTACACATTCAAGATTTCCGTACTCGTCTTTGATGGCATCATACTGGTATGGTGGAATTGCAACAAATTTAGGTGCTGAAATTCCATTAACTTCATTAGGGAAAAATCCCATTAATCCATACCTATGCTTATTATAAATCTTTTCAGCTTGCTTAATTACTTCTTGATAATCACCTAAATAAAGAAATTCATCATACTTAGTAGATAATTCTGGGTTTGATAACTTTCTTTTAGGTTGTGTCTTATAAGCCTTACTAAGTTTAGCGACGATCTTTTTGAAAATGTTATAATCCGACTTAGTGTATAAATGCCAAGTCTTAGGGTACATTTCTCTAAGTTTCTTTTCGACAAAGTTTTTCTGCAATCCATCAAAAACAAGTTCTGCTTGATACTCATTTTGTTTTCTGTCGATATTCTCTTGAGATTCTATTTCGCCGATAATTCTTTCAATTGTTCCATAGTCATTTAAGTCAATCATTAATACCCCGATATAGTAAAATCTTGTGGTGCTTTGATATTAAAATAGTAATACACAGGATAGCCCATAGCATCTGAAATATGTGTCAATGTTGAATCAGTTGTCTTATCCAAATCAGCACCTTTCCATGATACTTTTTCAAGGTCTTTCACTAAGTACACACACTTATTATCAATCTCGATTATATTGTTTGTCAAAGCATGGTTAACAGCATTTACACGATCTTTTACAAAAGGATTATGCGACCAAATAACATTAAAACCAGCGTTCTTTAAAATAACATGGTCAGAGGTCCCAGAAGTTCTTCTATTACTGCCAGTAGAGTCAGGAATTATTGTTGCTCCATGATATCCACGCTTTAAAAGCTCATCAACCATTTGAAAAGTATCAGAGTCAGTTAAATAAATCTCATCAAATATTTTCATCTTATTATCTATTATTTGAAATACAATTGCAGTCATAGGGTTTACGTTAAAGTCCATTCCTACAAATATTGTTCCATGCGTTCTATTAACTGACTTTACGTGTCTATTTCTATGAAATGCGTAATATGCACGTCCTTGGTTAACATTTATAAACTCACCGAAAAGCTCTTGTTTTGCTAGTGGAGTATCTTCACCGCCATAAGCTGCTACTAATGAATTGTAATAACCATTAGGTAAATAAATATTATCCTTGGTTTTACATTGAACTAAAAAATGCTCATCAGTTCCTTTGCTTACCCATATATCATGAAGAAAATTAATTCCATTAGGTGAAGTTACAGCATAGAACTGATTTTTGCCGTTTTTCCCTCTTAATCTTTGAATGATCTTTTTATGAATATATTCTGGTGTTTGATTAGGTCTACCACAAAAAGCATATTCATCTACAACCATTTTATCGACTGTTAAACCAGCAATAGCCTTATCAACATTCTCTAATGATCTTAGATAGCATTTCATTCCCTCAAAATTAAAGAAACCTTTATTCTCTTGATAATCCCAATTAGACTCATCGAAACCATACATTTTTAATCTATCTGTTGCAGCTTTTAATGTTGAATCTCTTAACTGCCTGTGAGTATTTGCACCGATAAAAACTTCATTGTTAACTGATTCTGATCTGAATTTAACTAACAAATCACCTATAGAAAACGACTTGCCAGAGCCTACACCACCCACCATAAGATTAAACATTTTATCGCTTGATAATAGCTTTATCTGGTGAGGCAATGCCCTAATTATCTGTGCTGACAACTTTAAACTCGAATGCTTTATCTTGTGTTAAAGAT